CTGCGCTGCGTAATAGTCCACTGGTTTAACCCCCTGTTTGCCCACTCTGCAAGCATGAGGTTAAGCGAACGCCGCGCAGATTTGAGGTCGTATCCAGTACGAACCTCTAACCCACAACGCTCAAACGCCTCCTCGATGTAGTCGGCGACATCTAGCTCAAAAATTCTGGTTCCGGAAACGGCCATCTTATGTCTTCTTTACCATCCCGCCGCCGCGCATCTTTTTAACCATTCCGCCGCCGCGCATCTTTTTAACCATTCCACCACCGCGCATTTTCTTTACGGTGCCTGTTTTTTTAACCATCTTACGAGGTTTCATCGCCATGTTTTAATCTCCTATATAACTTGGCTCGTTTATTAAATATAGCCTCTGCATCATACTCTGCTAGATAATTGTCATAATAACCTTTTTCCGCTAGTTTGTCTGCGGATTCTTGCAGCTTGGACAACCGCTGCACAAAAATTAGCGCGTACTCCTCGTCAACCATTTGCATAAAAGACTGGTCATCAATAAAATCGTTTGCTTCATCGTAAGGGTGAAAACCCATTACCCAAACATCTTTATCTATAAAAATACCCGCAGAAATAGCGTCGTTTAAGCTATCTAAGTAATTGTGAAAAGCGTCTGGGCTTTTTTCAAAGTTCATGTCTACAATTACACATAAATCAAAAACATCCTCCCATTGGGATATAGTGCTGTAAAGACACTGATAACTGTCTTCGTATTTAAACAAGATAGCTACCTTGTTTTCTTGCCACGCTTTTTGCGCGTAAGGACAAGCCGGGAGATTGTTGTAAAACGGGTTTGGCTTCTGAAGCGTGTGCTCAGACCAAGCGATAATTTCTTCACAAATCTCTTTTTCTTTGTCTATGTAAAAAGCTAGAGAACTCATGCTTGCGACACCGATCCTTTTGTGCGTTTACGCCGGTTAGACATCACTACGCCGCAGCCACGGGCTACAGCAGTGCCCGCTACACGCTTCCCGTTAAATGGGCGTTTAGGGGTCGTTACTGCACCGCCGAAGGCCATTTTACTTACTTTGGCAGCCTTAGTGTTTGCCACAACCTGCTTTCCTTTAGCTCCTTCACGCTTCTTTTTACGCGCTGTCGAAGCGCGTTCAGACTTGCTAAGACTTTGAGCTTTACGTCTAGGCAAGCAACGGTCAGGGTTACGCTTATCTTTTGACGTACCACATGCGCCCGAAATTTTGCCCGAGCTATCAATTCTGACCCAATCCTCATCTAACCACTCCTGTAATTTACCCATTACTTACCCTTTCGCTTACCGCCTTTTGATTTTTTGGCGTAATTAGGGTCTTTGCAATATTTTGATGCCGCAAGATTTGCATAAGCGCTTGGATAAGTGTCAAACGTGCGCTTGGCCCACGCTTTCCCTTCCGGGCAAATTTTGCTGCCTTTTGATTTTGAAGACGCGCTTTTTGACTTTCGTGAATAAGCCATTAGAATATTTTTTGAACTATCGCCGCGCCAATAATTAAAATAGCTATTCCCCAAAGCCGCATGTCTAGGGTTTCTAGCTGTTTTTCTATTTTAGCGTACCGACGGTTACACTCATCTTCGTGCTTTTCTAAAAGCTTTAATACTTCTTCCACTTTCATTTTACCACGCCTTACATGACCAATATCGTGCGGAAAACTTGTCTTTTGCAGTATCGCATGAATGTCTTGATCTAAAATTGCGTCTACGTGCTGGTTGATCCTTTTTAATTGACATATTGGGATCTCCAAACCTAACCAGCTTAATCTCGCTGCCTTTTTTAGCCAAGACGGCACTTTTCTTTGATTTTCCCGGAGTGCGCTTTGGCTTGTTATATCCAGCAAAGGTTTCTCCTCTATATTTGATTTTTCCAGAGGGGGTTCTAGTAACGTCCTTAGTAGTAGCCATTACAAATCGCTCCCGTTTTTAATGTAAATAAACTCCATAGACGCGGACACATTAAAGTCAACAGACCCAGAGGAAGAAAACGCCCTCATCTCTAAATCTGTTTTTTCTGTAAACTTTAACGGAAAAGTATAAAACTGCTCGTGTGCGCCATCTGTCAGGGTAAATCTTTCTTTTATCTGGAAGACTTCTCCGTATGGCCTAGCAACAAGACTAGCATTCAAAACGGCTTTGGTGTTGGTAGAGGTTCCTGTGGACAAAGCCATCTTTGTGAGAAACGCTGTATATCCTGCGGGAACCGTCCAAAGGCTCATCAGTGTTTGGTTATCACCATCCCCATTTATGGTCAGGTAAATGTTAGCTGGAACTCCAGTGGTCACTGTGCCTGTTCCTGCGTAAATTGTGCCAGCATTTGCACCACCACTACCCGCGCTGCGAACAATGCCGCGATTTATCCTTAGGTAAGATTTTGTGGTGTTAACAGCAGTTTGCCCATTCAGCGTAACAACTTCGTTTATTTCGTTGTAATCGGCGTCTAGGCCAAAAACTTCTACGGTTCTTGCACCCGTGCCTGCGGCAGTGTCATTAGCTGAACTGCTTGATACAGTCATTACCGTAGCTGATGCCGGATAAGCGTATAAACCGCCCTGTTCCCAGATGGTTTCTTTTGTGGCTCCAACAGCAGCGTTGTAGCCAAATTTAAAGACAATTTTATGGAAGGATATTTGACCACGGGCAACTTGAAGCTCAAACGGCTCGGAAGTCCCTATACGGGTAATCGAACTTACTTCACGTGCCATTTGAGTCTCCGTTTAGTTGTAAAACACCGTAGCCGCGGTAATATTCGTAAAAGCTGACACATAAATGTCATCTACACGAATACCGTTTGACGGGATGTTTACTGAGTGCGTATCAGACGCATTAAAATCCAAGTCCAAAACGGTGGACCCGCCGTTACCGTCAGTGATGGTAAGGCGGGGAGTACCGGTGGCTGTTTTTAATTGGATCTGACGAATACGCGCAGGACCAACAGCGAGTGACCCCGTTGCGGTAATGCGCTTTGATTTTACATCAGAGTCGGCCATTTAAGCCCCCTTACGCGCCAGCAGTTGCGCCTGTGTCCACACGAATCCAGTTTGAGCCGTCAGAAAACACAAGGTTGCCTGTACCATTACCAGTGGTTTCCGAAGCTTTCAAAGCGTCTGAAACATAATAAATGTAGCCTTCGTTAGCGGCGGCGGCGGTGGGAAGATTTGCGAATGCAATTGGGTTAGCCCAAAAAGCGGTATCCACTTTTACTGGGCCTGAAAAGGTAGTACGAGCCATTTCTATCTCCTGTCGTGGCTAGTGTCAGCCTCACAATAAGGCTGTCAGGGATTAAGACACTATACAACAAAAAAAGGCGGCTGAATAGCCGCCCTTTTCCGAAAGTTTTTTGCTTATGCGCCCGGTGAACCGAACACGGCCCGCCAGTCAGAAACACCGAAGCTGTAACGCTCACGTGCCTTAAACCGCATGTTGCCTGTGTCGAAATCGCCTTCCATCGCAGTCTTGATGGCCGCACGGTTAAAGTATTTGAAACCGTTTGGTGCATCAGTCTTGATGAAGAAAGCATCGGTATCAGTCAGGAAGTGGTTAACCACTGCCCCTTCTGGGATCATACCCATGTTCTTCATTGCGTTTGCATCGTTGTCCGCAGTGGCTGGACGAAGGTTTGAGTTGAGCACCCGCTCTGCAATGAATTGCAGTTCTTTCGGGATGATCAGCTTTGTGCCACGAACAGCAATTTTCAGACCACGCTCATCAGTCAAGCCAGCAATGTCGATCAGCATTTGCTCAAGAGAAGTCTCGTTGAGGTCTGCTGCAACAGCAAGCTGGTTGCGCTGGTTGCCTGAGAGTGAAGGGTGAGCAGAAGAGCAAAGTGCCGCACCATCGCCAACAGGGTTAGCTGTGTTGAACGCGTTGTTCAAGATCGACGCAGCTTTGATCTGTTTTGTCTGAGCCATTGAACGGGCCAGAGCTTTGGTGTAACGAGATGCCAGACGGTCGTACAGGTTGTCCTCGATTGCTTCCTCAGTAATTGAGAAGGCCAGAGCGATTGTCTCATGTGTGTACCGTGCTGTGTAGGTCTCTTGAGCAGCGTCAAAGTTGATGGCAGTGCCTTCGCCTTTAACTGGTGCTGTTGAGAATCCACCGAGCATCACTTCTTCTTCAAATGCACGATCTGATGACTCTTCGTCGAAGATTTCAGAATGCTCATTTTCGTAGCGGTCGTACTCAAGGCCGAACAAGGCATTCAGGCCGGGCTCAAGCTCTTTCGCTAGTTGTGCGCGAGAAATAGCCATTTTCTATCCCCTCCTTAAACGCCCGTTGAAGTCGCAGTAGTCTGCGAGTCAAAACGGCTTGTGTTTGCGTTGTAATGTGCATTCAACCGAACGATCATTGGAATGCCCGCAGCAGTAAAGTCGCTGTTGGCTTCGTCATCCATGATTCCTACAATCCGCAGCGGCAAAGTCGCTGTTACGGCAATTGAAGACACGCTAAGTGCACCGTTTGCGCTACCAGTGTCGGTAGAGCCGGTGCGGGCTGATGTGCCCAAAGATGCGTTAGCAAAAACGGCTGCCTGTGCGGTTGCACGGTCAGTCAATGATGCGTCAGAAGCAACTTTGAACAGTTGGTTTGGATTGTCAGCTACAAACGCCTTTACAGGGTAGTTTGTGTCAACGCTGACTGAACCAGAACCCGGCCAGTAGTTAAGCCATACAGGCTTCTTCTGAACTGAGTCGTGGTACTGAATTCCCATCAGGACACCCAATGCTGCTGTTGTGCCGCCGCCTGTCGCGCCAGCATAATCAATCACGCCTGCTGCTGTCGGTGTGACAATAGCATACTGAAAAATCGCATTAGCGTTGGCTGCGGCGATCTCATACTCGGTTACACCGGTAGAGTTTACGCCACTTCCAACTAGCCCGATAGGACGTAGGCCGTAGGCAGTTTCTTGGTTTGCCATTTGATCTTACTCCTAATCAGGGCGACCCTTATCTCTGTGGGCCGCCAAAGGTTACACGAGATTGACGATCAGGTTTATTGATCGTCATACTAGAATGAGCGTTCTCTCTCATCATGTCTGAGTCAACAGCCTGCATCTGGTCGGCACTCCGCTGTGCAAAGTATTCCGTCCTTTCCGCTACTGTTTCCAAAGGAATGCGAGCTAGAACAAGTCCGCCTACTCCGAACACACCTTCGTATTTTCCTGATTCAACTACCGGGGCCTCAAAGTCCGGATACTCGTCCCTACGGACCAGTTCCCAGCCTTCGCGCATCTTAGCGCTGACATTTTTAGTATCGTTGAAACCGCGGGTTTCCGCTCTAATCCAACGATGCTTATATCCATCCGGTGCAGGTGGTGCATCTAACATAGACGGGGGAGCCCACGGCTTACGCCTTGCCGTCTTCTCCCGAGTTTGTGTTGCGCGAGAAGTACGGGTAATGCCCTTCTCTAGGGATCCAATTTGATCTTCAGACATTTCTTACTCCTTCACGTATTTCGCGTATTCTTCAAGCGGCACACCCAATTTCTTCGCTATTGCGACTTGGCTAGGGGTGAGTCTAACCTTTTTCCCACTACTGCGCCCAGATGTACTGCGGGATACAGAAGCAACCGTCTGAGCGGGCCGTTTACTTCCACCGTTTCCAAGCTTATGGGGAAACTCTGTCGCCATACGCCTGTCAAGTTCATTATAGTACTCATCGGACTGTGGGTCAAACCCTTCATTTTCGACAAGTTTTTTGTGTACGCCAAAAGCGGCATACGTCATAGCTTCATCAGAACCGAACCACGCGTTTCTCGCTGCCCACTGTTCCGCCTTCGGGTCCGGGCGGCGAGGTTGCTGCTGCGGCATAGGAGTCTGAACCTTCGACTCCTGTTGCGCTCTAACCTGTTGGGCATAGCGCTCTTGTTGCGCTTTAGCTTGTTCCGCGCGATCATTTTCAATCGCGAGTCGCGTGATTTTGCGCTGCGCCTCAACAACACCGGCTGTGTCCCCTATCTCAATAGCGCGGGCAAGCTTTTCTTCTGCCGTCGCCATCTCTGTCTCAACACGAGAACTGTACTCATTGACATAATTGGTGTCCAGAGTATCCATCCGCTTTTTTAGTTCAGCGGCTTCTGCCTGCACGTTTTGAGCGTACCTAACAGCCTCTTCGCGCTGGCGTTCAGCTTCCCGCATCTTCTTGGTAAGACGATCAATGCGTTTTTGAGTGGCGTTTTCTGCTTTTTCAAAATTGTCGTCAGCGTCAGCGGCAAGCGGAACCTCTTCCTCTTCGCCACCAGAAAACTCTACTTCGGTATCCTGATCAGACTCCAGTTCCAATTCAATCTGGTCGTCGTCTTTAAATCGCTCTTTTGCCATTGTTCACTCCTAGAAATGCAAAATATCTTCAGGTTCTTGGATTTTAGCTAGGATTTCGTCGTCGTTAAGAATACGAACCTCCCCGCCATCTATTTTGAAACGGGAACCAGCATACCGGGCAAACATTACCCAATCTCCCTGCTCGCACCACGGTCCCACCGGAAACTTTTCCGGGTCCTTATATGCTAGCGCACCTACTTTTAGTACGTAGCCAACCTGTGTAGAAACAGTCTGTTCTTCTACAACTTTATCCGGCAGGTAAATCCCACCGTCAGTTTTACCCTTGCCCCGATACGGGAGGATAAGTAGACGCCAGCCTGTCGGATTTGGCATTCTTTCAAGAAGTGAACCCCCTATAGCAGCGGGGTCTAACACCTTATCGGTGACATCCTTGTATGCAGAGGCGAGGTTTGCAACACCTTCTCCAACCGCTTCAAGGTCAAGTTTTTTTGCTTCAGCCATTGCTTCGCTCCTGTTTTTCTAGCAGGCCCTTGAGTTCCTGTTCCACGTGATCCAGAGATTTTAAATTCCCCATGAGCTCACGATACTGCTCGATGTTCTTGACATTGTCATAAATTAACAAGTCTTGAACTGCCTGTCTCCGCTCCCGGATAATCCGGAACACGGCCTCGGCAAAATATATTTCGTCCACTCGTATACCTCCGCATTAAATCTGATATGTTTTTATACCATGTCTAAAGCAAAGTCACGAGTTTCTTTTGTGCGTCTTAACCAACCTTTTCCAAAAGTTTCAAACGTAGACAAGTTCCGGTAGAACTCCTCACGATATCCCGTAATAGACTCGATTAATCCCGCGGGGTCATACTCTTTAACCGCCTCTAAGGTCATCGGGCCGATAACCCCGTCCTGCGATATCATAACCGCCTTCTGCAACGCTTTTGCCGCGCGGCCCGGACCGCTGTTCACGGCCCAGTCAAAAACACAAAAATCCAGCCCCGACGGGAGCTCATCACCTTTTATCTTGTCCCAGTACCCTTTTTTGTAGATTAGCTGAATGTGGTCTTCCGGGATGTTTTTTAGCTCGTTTACGTCTTCCAACGGGCGGCCAAGAAAATCAGCATAAGTTTTATGCGTGATACCCTTGTTAGTTGCGCCTCCGGGATCATCTTTGTGATCCACAAATCCACCTTCGTGGTGTAGCACCATCTCAAGGCTTTTGAAAAAGTTTGCTTCCATTACTTTGTTAGCCCTTTGGCTTTTTCAAAGCTACGCATTCCTCCGAGCCCGAGCATACCCAGTAAGACAGTCATCAAGCTGTCCATATCGAACTGAGGGTAGGCTACTGGCTCAACGCCCATGTAGGCCGTTACTACATCCATAGTAGGAAAGACTAAAAAGTGAGCAAATAAGGCCAGACTACAGCACCAGCCAACACTCGGCCTCCAGCCCGCCACAAACAAGTTCCGTGACTTGGCTTCTTCAGCATTGATAGCCAACTGCCCCTTGGCAAGTTCCTGCGCGTGGCGCTCTGCCATCGTGGCGATCTCATGCGCCAACTTGTTCTTCTGGTCTTTGTCTTCAACGAATTTACCGATTAGCTCGGTAGCTGGTCCAATAAGTGCCTGAATCATGTTGTTAACTTTCCTTTTGGTAACGCCCGACATTGCCAAGATACCGGCTTGTATCCTTGCATGTGTTTATGAACTGCGCGAGACATTTCATAGGCTCGTTTCTCGCACCGCTCATATGTGCTATAGGGCCCCCACTGGTCTTCTAACTGGTAACATTGTTCCATATTAAAAACAAGACACGCAAGAACAACCGCCTGATACATTATTTAGCCACGGGCTTGTGCTCGTGCCCCATCCATATACCAAAAACGCCCGTCATAACGCCCATAACTACTGAAACAAAAGCACTCTGCGCCCCCGTCGGCGCGTCTAACGCCATAAACCACTCGGCACAGCGCCAACTCATTACAGTGCTTGCCAGCATCATAAAACGAGGCAGTATCTTCCATTCTAAAAATTTATCTACCGTCATAGTACCACCGCAAATAAAAATACAAAAAACCCTATCGCGACAACAATTACCGAAGTTACAAGCACGACCTGCTTCATAGTTTCTTCAAACTCTTTTGCTTCGGCCAGCTTTTTACGGCGCTCCGCCGCAGCGGCCTCTCTAGCCGCCTGTATCCTACGAGCCCGCTCATCTACTATACTTTGCCACGTTCCGGGACCAAAACGTAAATCAATCAGGTTACGCATTTCCTGCATCTTTTCTTGAGCCAGTTTTGCATCTATGACTTCAGACGCAATATTAGATACCCCGAACTGGTCTCCAATCCCGGGGTACGCACTCTTAGCTCTTTTCTGCTGGACCTGCTTTTCACCTTCAAAAAGCTGGTCAACGTAACCCGCTATTTCGCCAACGTCCTTGGCCGTGTTAATGGCTGATTTAATTCCATCAACCGCGGATTTGACCAGTGCTATACCAGCCAGTGTTTCTGCTATCATTTCGCCCCCAAGCTAAACAAATGAGTATCTAGTCTCCCCGTTGTTTAAGCATCTCCCGTTCCATAGCAGATTGAATACGCTTGTCCGTCTGGCGCTCTTGACTTGCCATGCGCTGCTGGAACTGATCCGCCCGCATCCGCTGGCCTGCCGCTTCCATATTAAGCTTGGCCTGATCGACCTGCATGTCGTTCTGCTCGGCCTGTGCTTTGATCTGTAGCTCCTGCTCTTTAAGCTGAACCAACGGATCAGGGCCTTGGCCGGAGACTTGCGCTGACATCTGCTGAACCATCTGCATACCCTGCGCCACGAACTGCGCGGTAAGCCCCTCGATTGCAAGCATCTCTTC